TTTAATCTATATATTTAAATTTTAGTATCTGCTACTTTGGAATATTCAGTAACACGAATCTTTCCAGTTTCTCGGGTATCTGGTTTACCAGTAGAAACGAAAACACCATTACCAGCACCATTTGGATTAGGATGTTTATGGTCTAATAGAGACCTACTCCCACCGTAAACAGTAGAACCAATAATCTCTTCAGGTTCTTTTGCTAATCCAGTTCTATTTTCTCGAATATTGTCACCATCTTCATCAGAGTCCGTTAAGAGTGAACGTGAAATATATTTGCCTTTATTGACCCAAGCAATCAATTGTTCATCACTAACAGAATCACCATGGGTGAATGAAGGAATAGTTTCTACTTTACCATTACCTTTAATAGATTTAACAGCTTCATCAGAAAGAGTAACAGTATGTTCAGAAGAATGTTCAATATCTGGTGCAGTAACTAGAATAGGCGCATTCTCTACATCGTTTTCTGAAATAGGTTCTTCGACTACAGTAGCTTTATTACGATAACCATCCAATTCATTTCGCAATTCTTCATTCTCTTTTTTCAATACTTCAACCAATTGGCGAAGTTCTCCCAACTCTTTAGTTGTGCTCTCATTTAGTTGTTTATAAGCTTGAGTAGACTTAACCAACAAATATTCTTTAGTAGCATGGGATTCTGCATACTTCAAGATAGTGGATTCAATAAGAGAATAAATATTCAATCCAGTAATGAAGTTCTCACGCAGTTGAGCCAGCATATGTTGCGTAGCAGCACTTACATGAACTTCGTATGTGCTATCATCACAATCATGAATTGATGTATTGGCAATAGCAGTATCTACAGCTTGTTTACCAGGATTTTGTTCAATTTGATCAATCATTTCAGTTTCCTTTTTAACGAATAATTTCAACACCTCTATTGAGGTTGTTAGGTGGTAAAACGATATTGTCTTCCGATAATACACAGAAAGACACATCATTTAAAACGGAATACTCCATAAAATTGTGAGACACAATAAATATTTGGTCTTCAATAAATTCTTCAGATAATTTTTCAATTAGCTTTAAAGCATTCTCTCTATGTTTAGCATCAAATGTTCTACCAAACTCATCTAAGAATATAGGATAACCTGATAAACCTAATGCTTTCATGGCAATCATTTTAAAAGCTAAATCAATAATCTCTAAAATACCATCACTACCTAAAGAAATATCTGCTTTTGGTTTTTCACTCAAACCTACAGTCATTGGAAAACGATAAGATAACTCATCATTACTTTCACCATCTGTCATTTTAGCAGGATGAATAATAAGAGGATAAGACCAAATAGATTGGATAAAACCATTCATTCTAGCTAAGAATATCTTAATGTAACCTAATAGACCTTCAGCAATTAAACCATCTTGTGGATTTAGTGTATCCACAATAGCAGACCACGATTCAATCTCTTGTTTAATATCTTCGATTTGTTTATTTACCATCTCGATATTCTTTTCATGAGTGATGATTTCAATTTGCTTTTTAGTCAATATAGCTACTTGATTTCTTTCTTCTGCAATCAAACCAGATACCAAAGTATAAATATCGTATTCAGCTAATTTCATCTGGATATCGTCAATATCATCCAATGTCGTTTGAAGAGAGTCTTTAGCTTCTTCAAATTCATTGTAGTAATGAAGAATATCTTCGATAGATTCCAAATGGATAATAATACTTTGTTTCTTTCTTCTAACTTCTTCCAATTGAGAGGACATTTTATTTAATTGTTCAGTTAAAAGATGGTGTTCTTTTTCATCTACTTGGTTTGCATTATCGATAATCTGTTGATAAGAACGAATCTCTTGGTTAAGTTTATCAACGTCAGATGACAAAACCACATAGTCTTTATAGTTATTATAAAGTTCAGTTGCTTTGTATACCTTACCTAGATATAACTTATTACGAATAACATCAACACACCATTGGTTTAACACATTAGATTGATTTCGACAATACTGGCTAAAGTCTTTTAAGATAGTATACTTCGTATTCTTATCCACGTATTGTTCTTCCAAATCTTTAATAAGGGATGTAATCTTATCAAGGTTATCCTGAACTTCTTCACGTTTTTTCAAATACAAATCATACTTCTCTTTATCAAACCCAGGGTGAAACTCATGTGAACAATTTGGACAAAGGATTTTAATCTCTTTCTCTTTTTGTTCTAAGTGTTTAATTCTTTCATCGATTCGGTTATATAAAACAGTAAGATTAGATTGCTCTTTCTTAACTGAATCTATCTTATCAACCAGTTCAGCAATAGAATCACGAGTAATATCTTCATCACCGAATAAACTTAAACGATGAAGTAATTCTAGTACATCTGGATTACCTTGTACCAATACTTCTTTTTGTAAATGTAAATCAGTAATCGGATATTCACATGGAATCGATTCAATTTGCTTTTCTAATTCGTTTTTCTTCTGCGTTAATTCTTCAATCTTAACACGAGTAGACTCTAATTCAGAATGAGAAGTAATCTTTACCTGACTAATCTTATTTTCCATTTGACTGTATTCTTTAATCAAATGACTGTATAATAATTCGGTGGCTTCTAATTCTTTTTCTAAAGAAAGTTTACGCTGAATAATTTCTTCTTTATACTCTGGAGTCAATTCCTTATTAGAGATATCTGTAATAGACTTTACTAATCTTCTATTCAGTGGTTCTACCTTATTAACCAAAGAAGATAAGTTATTCTCTAAATCAATATTGTAATTGGGATTAGCAAAAGCATCCTTATAACCAATAATTTTATTGAGTTCTTCAATCTTAAGATTGTGTTCGTTAATAGAAGCATTAATGTTTGCTAATTCATTTTCTTCCACATTAGTAGAAGTTAACTGAATCTGGTGTTGAGTCATCTTCTTTAAAGCACCAGTAGCATCACGTAGCTTATCTTTTGCTTTATTGAATGTATTAATGGCAAATGTGTAATCAGAATCACACAACATAGTAAACCATTCTTTTCTCTTTACAGGAGACATTTGTGTAAACTTCTCTTTACCTGTTAAGAGTAGATGGATTTTATCTGTGTAGTTAAAGTAATCTTTAATCAGTTGTTTCTGCATAGTCGCAGTACCACCGATATTCAATTCTTCATTTAATCCTTCATCTACGAAAGAATGTTTGTTAATACTAAAATCAGAAGTCAAACAATAAATACGATTATTGTGTTCTACTCTAATCTTCTTATACCCGTCTTTACTAAAGTCACTCTTATCAGCTAACATTGGACTTAGGTAATGTAATAGACTAGATTTACCACTACCATTGCTACCAATTACTGCCATAATACTGGTTTCTGGTGTAATGGTAATCTTTTTAATGCCACTTAATTCTAAGCGAATAGCACATTTTAATTCTAGCGATAATATTTTCACGGTTTATTATCCTTTTAATAAGACATAATTGTTCAAAAATATGAAAGGTTACAATATATTAATAAAAGGAAAGTATAATGGATAACTTAAATAACCTTGTACCATACTCAAGGGGTATAGCAGCCATTAACTTAGAGATAAATACAGACATATTGACTGTATGGCCTAAGAGCGTGCTACCTATGGTAGATGGTGAATTACACGATGTTATAGAAGAATATACGTCAGAGTATACCGATAGCTATGGTAATAAGATATCTGTTGGTGTACGTACCAGTAATACCATTGTTGCTAAGTGGTTATGTCGCGACCCAAACATGATGGTACCACCTAATATTAGACGTGGTGCAGAAGTACAAATATACCGTGAAGCCAATACAGATTACTTCTATTGGGAAACTGTTTCTAATTCTAAAAACTATCAGAAGTTAGAAACCAGAATCATGGGCTTCTCTAATACTCAAAATGAGAATGAGAAACCTACTCCAGAGAACACATGGACACAAGGTATCTCTACCCATGAGAAGAAAGTCAATGTATTACATACGACTAAATCAGATGGTGAGAAATGGGCTTATGATGTCAATGTAGATGTTAAACAAGGTTTGGTTAACATTATGGATGACATTGGTAATCTGATTAAGATAGATTCAGGAAATGGTATTATTCGTTTACAGACAGCACAAGGTGCTTATATTGAAATTAACAAACGAGATATTACCATTAGCTGTGATAATTTAACCTCTAATGTATCTCAAGTGACACAAGTCAATACAATGCAAATGCAGAATAATGCTACTGCTAATATTGCTACAGTTACACCAATTCAAACCCATACTGGTAACTTAACGGTAGCAGGTGGTATCAGTGCAGGGCCTGGGGGTGACGGCAGCGGCTTTGAAATGCGTGGTGATATTAGACATATTGGTACGATGACTACCGAAGGTGATCACATTATTGATGGTAAATCCTTTAATGGTCACCGACACAGCGAAACACAATCTGTTACTTCTCCTCCAATTGGATAAACATAATAAATACTATTACACTAAGCACCGTAGTGGTGCTTAGTGTAATATAGTTATTTAATTATTAAGCTGTAATATTCTTTAGTTCTAAACGATTTTCAATCATCTTCTTGATATCTATAACCATATCAGCATGATTATAAATAAGCCAGTTAGGAGTTCTACTGATTATCTTAGAAACAATCTCTTCTTCAGCCTCTTTTGTCAATACGACACGATTTTCTGAATTCAATTCTGATTTTACAATCTGTAGTTCCACACCATTCCAGAAGACTTGAGCTAAGCTCATCCCAGCACCACACGCATAGTCGTTATTACATACTGTTAAGAGCTTATTGACTTTATGATAAATTCTAATATCCAAAGTCTTGACATTAAACAGTTTCGTATAAAGAGATGTAATAAACAAAGTTCTAATTAAACGCTCTGGGAGTAAAATTTTTAGAAGTTTATAGATTATACTCATCATGGTAGGCTATCCTGTTAATCAAGTAGAATTTGAGATACCCCTACGCCTTCCCAAATTCCATAGTTTTTAATTGTAAGTTTTTCCTCACTTAACTTTTCATGTAAAGTTACCAGAAAAGCAAAACGATACAAAGCACACGAAGTATGCCATACCAAAAGTTTTACAGACGGATATTCTTGTTCAAAATATTTCATCTGATTTCTACGTGGCATGTCAATACCACAGGTTAAAATAATATTCTTAACTTGTTTTTCTTTCACAAATTCATCACCACCAAATTCAATAGGAATTTTAATGGACTTCATTGTGTTAGTGTGCTCTTTAAGTAACGCTTTACCTACTGCCGTTTTAATATTATTTCCCTGTAAATCTTCAACGACTTCCATTTCTTTAGTAGAATAGAATACATCAGTTAAATCTATTGCTTTAACTAAATGGCTATTATCTTTATACAAATCTAATACATTCTGTAAAGCAGAAATATTATCAATGTTTTTCATCCCTAAGTAAACTGGATCGTTCACATATGTCAGTGTACTACCATCTACAGTTTCTAGGTTAGGAACACCTTGTGGACGAGAGATAAAGATATTTCCGTATTTTGCTAACTTACGGTAAGTCTTAGTATTAGCAATATTGTCTAACATCAGACAATACATTAGGTTATTATAACCATAATGTTGATTTAACCATTTGTTTTGTTCTTCCTCTACCATTTCGATGACAGGATTTCTATCTTTCATGTAAACAATACCAATTTGTGCGTCAGGGATTTGTTTACCAATATAGATATCTTCAACCTGATATCCTGGATTGCCGACATAGAAAAGATTTTTATCAGTTCTGCCACCGAAACTAAAATAAAGTCGCTTATTAACCAATAGAGGATGTATCGGTTCTGGTTTTTTATCTATTTTTAATTCCTCTATTGTGACCTCACGATATACTTCGTCTAAAGTATCCGGAAAGTAAAGTTTGTTATTGGATAATGAAGCACCAATACTGGCACAGTTATCTGCAAACATATTGCTGATGTTTGAAATTGTACGACTATCTTTGATGTTATCCCCATGACCTTTAATCCACTTAATAGAATAAGGGATTTTATTAGCACGGAGAATATTTCTTTCTTTGTAGATTTCTTCCCATATTTCTTTATTGTTAATGGGTTTACCAGAACCGGTAATGAAATCGGTAGACTTCCATTTATCTAACCAACCCATACCTTTAATAATGTATTCAGAGTCAGTAAAGATAATACAAACATCAGGATGTTCTTGATTAATAATTTTTAGTGCTTGTTGGAAAGCAAGTAACTCGCCAACATTATTACTACCAATAGTACCTGTACCCTTGCACCACTCTATCATGTTAGTAATTTTAACATCGTAAAATGATTCATCATCGAGTACAGATTTAACAAACTCATCTAGATTTCCAACATTAGGGTATTCTTTTACCTTCTGCATTTTAATATCAGTAAAGCCCTTACTAGTAGGTCGAATACCTTTTATTGGAAATACCTTTTCAGCTTCTTCATTAGANCCCGACCCTACTGGGCCTGGGTTTCTTTTAAAGTTACCGCCATCGCAGTAAATAATAAGTCCTTTACCAGTATAAGACATAACGTTTAGTTCCTATAGTTAAAAGTGAATTGAGAGTATTGAGAGATTACTTTTTTCATAGAAACCAAACATTTGTTTTTATTTACATTGTGCCAGGCAAAGGCGGTGGCTTATATTTTCGGTCAATGTGCTTAACTACAATATCATGCAATTTTCTATTTTCTGCTTCTAATTGCACGTTTTCTTTTTTCAATTTTTCGTACTTAACATTCACATCATTGAACGCATCGTAGTAAACAAGCAATCTTTGAGTGACCAGGTAATTATAAAATAAAGATGCACATACTACAATTACTAATAGTATACGAAATTTATGATGTTGATAAGCTTTACCTGGTCTTACATCCTTACCAATGATAAGCTCCCAGATAAAGCCAAAAATTATTTTCCACATTATGTTATTCTCCTATAGTTATTCATTGTATATTAGTATATTTAAGGACAAAAAATGAGTAAATCTATTAAAGCATTTGCACAACACGATTTCTTCGTGACAAACACCAGAATGGAAGAACATCGTTTTGGTGAACTATCTACAGACTCTCGTACTTACGAGAAAGATATTGCATTATATACCCACAATACAGATAAGTCAATCACTTTAGCACTATTTCGTTCTACCGACAATAACAAGCGTGTAGAAATTGCAGCTAATGATTTGAATCTGACTTTAGATATTGTTAAACATATCTACGATTATGTATTGCGTTCAGCTCGTGAAATTTACGTAGATGAATTAAAACGTAATCTATTAGATACTTTCCGTACACGTGCCCAAATGTTCCAATTAGGTAATGTTGTTACTGACGGTAACTACTATTGTGTTCAATGGGTGTCCTGGAAAGACAACAATGATAATGAATTCCACGTATGGTTTAGCGATAAATCATTTAAATCAGAATACGATGATTACGAGATTGAAATTGTACCTCCAGTAGATGCAATGGATGTATTCTTTACCACACGTACTCAAGTAGAAGCTGAATTGGCTAAAACACCTGTTAATTTATTGACTAAGAAAGCCAATGCTAAAAAAGGTTCTTCTCCAGTTACAGTATTTAGGTTAGATATCTTCAAATGGCATAACCCAGTTAACCGTCAGGCTGAATTAGATACCAACTGGTATGTATTGATTTGGGGTGATGCAGGTGACAATATTGACTCTGTTCGTGAGAAGATTCAAGATACTATTTTAGCAAATTCCTCACACAGTCGTGATGAATGGAAAGAAGTATTCCCAGAAATCTTTAAACGCAATGAATTTATTATTGTACCACAATGGGATGTATTCAGTAACGAGAATAAAGTAAAAGAGAAAGCCTCTTTATATTCTCCAGCCATGGATTATAAAGAAGCATTTACTAAGTATGGCAAACCATTCATGAATGAAATGTCAGATGCACATATCCAAGATAACTTACAAGTTACTTCGATGTATTATCGTTCTATTACTTCCAGTGTTTGTGGTTCTCCAGAAAACCGAGACAATAAATTTAAAATCAGAGAAATGTTCCCTGACTTTATTGACGTGCCTTCTACCTCTACTGACTTTAACTATCAATCTACCCGTACACAAAACTGGTCTTTGAAGTTACAAGACATGATGGCAGTTGCTGAAGAAATGACACCTACTTCTACACTACCTCGTGAACGTTTAACTTTACCAGGAGGTGAAATTATCAATGGTGATAAGATTTATACTCGTGTTACCCGTAATGGTAAGTTATTCTTAGTCATGAATTTTGAAGGCTTCCACTACTTAGTAGCTGCTAAGTATAACTTCAATAAGAAATAAGGAACAGATGAATGTCTTCTTTAAATAACCCAACAGTAGGGTCAAAAGGATTATGGGAACTTAAAGCCCCATTTAATTCTTTGTTACCTGTTAATACTGCTTTAGAGTGTACCGCAATATCTAATTATGGTCAACTAATTGCAATAGGTATTGACCCTTATGAAACGTATTATAAGAAGCATGAGATACCTGAAGCAACCTATAAAGAACACATGGAAACAGAAGGTAGGATTGTATTCCTAAGAACTGATTCCGGACAACGATATTCATTCCCATTACATTATTTAGTATCTTATCCTATTGGTACAGGTGTAAATTATGTAACCATGGGTATTGGTATTCGCTTAGGTGCTATGCCATTAAATACTAATTTAGATTTGTTAATTGAACAAATTAAAGAATTATGTAATTTAAATGTAGGTGTTGAGATACATGCTGAAGCCATGGCTTTGTCTGAAATACACATTATTTCAAATCAAGACCATGAGAGAATCAAGTCAGTAAGAGACACACGTAAGAAAGAACAAACTCCTGCGTTGGCTAAGATTACTGAATTGGCTAAAAAAGATGCAGATAAGGGAGCTAAACTTAAAATAGCTGAAGAGAAAGTAATCGAATTAGTGAATAAAGTCGCTACCTTAGAAGCAGAAATTAAACAATTAAAAGCAAGATAACATACTACTACTAGGATACCATATAGGTATCCTAGTAGTAATTGTTTTTAAGCTAAACCACTTATTTCCCAAGAAACTTCATTTAAAGCACGTACAGTCATTTCTTGATTAAATACTGAAGCACTGAATGCTTCAATAAATTCTGCTACACAAGCTACAGCATTACCTACTTTAGTAACTAATTGTTTAGAGAATCCGTCTTGTTTTGCTAACTCAGACAATTCTTTTACATAGTTCATGGTAGTTTCTACAGAAACCATTAATTTACGACGATCGATTAAATTAAAATTACCATTAGCTTTACGGGTAATGTTAATAGATTCAATTAATTCACCATTATTTTTAAATACATCACCATAAGGACGCATAGCGTTGAATTCATTACCTTTACGAATCTTATTAAGAGTGTCTAAATCTTTTTTCAATTCTTTAAGAGCTTTAACATAAGCCGCATCTGAAAAAATAGTAGAATCTTTAATACCGTCTTGTGTAGAAATAATACGACCAATATCAGAACGCAATTGTTCTACTAAACCCATTGTGTTTTTAAATGTTTCAGACATTTTCAAACCATGTGAGGTATAAACAATATAGGTTGTATTCATACCAGCCGGTACAGACACTTGACGGTCAATTAAGTAAGCGTAATTATTACTAAAACCCTTACTGGTTAATTTACGAACTGCTTCTTCATCGACCGAGAGTTGTTTTTGTTCTGTTTCAGTTAGTTTATTCACGCCCAGTCGCAAAGCGTTAAAACCTTTACTAAAAATACCAGTAATCGCTTGAATCAAACCTTCGTTACTTAATTGAATATCTTTCAATTCAGCTACGGAGAGATTGAGTTGTTCAATCGATACTTCTAATGGAACATTCCATTGATTTTTTAATGCATCAAATTTACTCATGTTAAATGACTTTCTTCTTAATTATGGTTAAAAAATAGCTAAATAAATTGTCTCTCCCAATATATTTGAATACATTATATTTAACCCCCCGACAAACAGATTTTCAATAAAGGACATAACATGGCTATTGAAGGTTTCTTTCAAATGGAAGCGAAGACATCACCATATCTTCGCGCAAATATTAATATCGGTTGCTTAATGGATATTCTAACAGGTGCACCTGTATTAGGAGAACATGGGCGTTATATTACAAACGGTGGACATAATGGTTCTGTTGTAATTGTAGGCCCTGGTAACTCATATAAATCCGCTATTGCTGACTATATTAGTCAGATTTGTGCATTCCGTTTACACCGCTATTCTACTGGTCAAAAATACGATACTGAAAACAATGTGTTTATGCCAGGTCTAGAAGCACGTTTACGTCGTATTGTTCGTCCTGACCATGAACCAGATTGGTTCCAATCAGGTCGTTGGATTGTAACTGAATCAGCAATCTATAAAGGCGACGAATGGTTTAAAATGGCAAAAGACTGGATGTACGCTAAGAAAAAAGCAGGTTCTAAAATGATGGTAGAAATCCCTATTCTAGATAGGGAAGGTAAGAAGATTAAAATCTTGTTGCCTACACACATTACATTAGACTCTGCTTCTAAGTTTGAAGGTTCTCAAATTAACGAATTGCGTGATAAGACAGACTTAGGTGATGCAAAACAAAACATGCTTCACATGACTTCTGGTAAGATTAAACGCAACATGATTGATGAACTACCAGATATCTTAGTAGGTACAAACACTTATTTAACAACGACTGTACACTATGGTGAGAAATACCAACTTGACCCATATGCTCCAGTACACCAACCACTCCAACACTTAGACCGTGGTATGCAGTTAAAAGGTGTTCCTAATAACATTAACTATCTTGCCATGACCATGTGGTTGATTCGTGGTGTCGCTAAACTCAACAAATACGATAAAAACCAAATGGACTATCCATTAAAAGGTGTAGGCGTAGACAATAACCCAGATGACTTGAACGTCGTTAGCATGAAGATGTTGCGTTGTAAGACAGGTCCATCAGGTGTTACAGTAAACGTAGTGGTATCGCAGAAGTATGGTGTATTGGAAGAATTGACTAACTTCCACTTCTTACGTACACATGGTTTCTTTGGCTTAAAAGGCGATATGTCTTTGAATGGTAGCTTTAAAGATTCTTATTGTGTATTGCGTCCTGAAGTAAAACTTGCTCGTACTACAGTTCGTAGCTTGATGGATGAAGATATTCGCTTGGCTCGAGCTATTCAGATTTGTGCTGATATGTTACAAATGAAAGAATACTGGCGTGCCGCTTTAGGTAATATTGATGTTCGTCTTCTTGAACTTACTCCAGAAACATTATACGAGAAAGTTAAAGAACAAGGCTATGACTGGGATATCTTATTGAACACTCGTCCATGGTATTCTGCTGATGATGATGACCATTGTCAGTTAGAACTCTCTACAGTAGATATTATGCGTATTGCATTGGGTACTTATCACCCATTCTGGTTAGAAGCTGATAAGAAAACCATTAAGAAAAAATACCGTAAAGAGTTTGTTAAATCAATCACCACAATGATTGAAGAATCTTCTAAATAAAGGAAACTAAAATGACTGAATTGAATAACACTAATGAAGAACAAGTAATCGAATTGACTAAAGAAACAGCTCAAGAGATTAATGATGAATATGCCAAGATGGCTGGTGAAGAATCAGTAAAGGTAGAAGACACTCTAAATAAAACAGGTTTGAAAGATGAGACATTTGAAGCTCTGATTACTGACCCTAATTTTATTTTGAGTGATTTGAAAAAGCTGATTGATAAACATGGCTATTTCACACTGACTGATTTGTTTAATTTCATGGGTTTTAATATCAATACCCTGAAAGCAGTAATTTACAATAAATCAATTACTGAACAAATCTTCCTCTTGTCTCGTGAACTTCGTTTGTTCTTGTACCGTATTGGTGAATTGTCTGGTAAGAAAGAAGAGGGTTACAATACCCGTGAGATTCGTTCACTACTTGGTGAAACCATGACTTCTAAGGAATGGTTGGAATTGCTGGATACTCAAATTCTTCCTTACATTGGTTACTATGTAGAACACGGTAAGATTGATCGCGAATGGTTTACTCGTGAAGAGAATAAGATTGAATCTCAAGAAGAAGCCACAGCGGCTGTTGTTCGAGAAGCATTTGAAACTAACCGCAAATTAGCTAATGAAATGATGCAAATGAACGAAGAAATTAAAGTTCTGTTTGATGAAGATGGTAATGTACGCGAATGCGAAGATACTGATAATCTTCAACTAGAACATGGCGAAGAAACTGTTCTTGAAACTAATGATGAAGAAGTCAAAGAAGCTCAAGATCACATCGACCACGCTGGTGAGACAGTAGTGGAAGAAGAGCCAGTACAAGAACAAACACAACAGTAATTAATCTAGACATCCTACGTAATCTTATGATTACGTAGGTGTTTATATTGTTATATGTTTTTATAAGGTAGTTCAAAATGAATAATGCCAGAAAAGCAGCGACTAATTTAGCTGTAGAATTTATTGGTAAATTATTACCAAAAACCAATAACGCTGAACTAACTCGGCAGCGTTTAGATAGACTAACAGACAAAGAATTTGAAGAACTAATGCATTCGTTTAAGAATGAAAAAGATTACTTACAATTATTCTCACCAATTGGTGATGATAATGCTCGTTTGAATATGGATAATTTACATAAAGTAGGACACGAATATGGTATTAGTTTCTACCATAAGATTTGGATGCCTGAAGAGGATGGTAGTTGGGAATTATCTAATAAAGAAGCGATGATTGTTTATCTTCCTATCCGTGTACAACAACAATTGATTTCTAAAAAGATTTCTATTCCTAAAGACAATAACCATGTCGACTTTTATACTGGTCAAGCAACAGGCCCTATTTCAAAAGGTGCACGTGTATCTTATCCTGAAGTCAATATGTTGTTAGCCATGGGTTTAAATAAGACTGTAGAAGAAATGATGCACTTTAGGGGCGGTTCTGAAAAAGGTATGCGTCTATTAGAGCAATCTATTTCTCAAATGGGTAGAGCTTCAGCAGATGCCTTAAAACCATATAGTGGTGAAGTAGGTGCAACCTTAATGCTTCATTCGTATTTAACAGCAATGATGTTAAAATCTACTTTATTGCAAAAATAAAAGGAAACCAAAATGGAAGATGTAGATATTGATTTAACCCAAGAACAAAGTGATGTAGAAACTGCATTTAATTTTGCTGTTAGTTATATAGCTAAACTAGAACAAGAGATTAAAGACACTGGTAGTTTTTCTAAAAAGATAGAAAAAGAACTTTATCGTAGTAGTGCTCATGTTTTATCTAGATTTGACGAGGGTAAACATTTACCTTTATTCTTTTCTATTATTACAGATAGTAAGTTATCTTTCTTTATTAATAACCTATTTAAAATAGAAAAGATTCAAGACATCTATCGATATTTTGAATCAGATACAGAAGATACTAATTTATTATCTAATATTTTACAAGACATCTATTGTTACTTTAAGATAAATAACCATGGTTTATACGAAGACATTCATCGTTATATTAGTGGATTGGTTA